CATGTCATAATCTAGCACTTTACCAGACCCAATAGCTGTCATTGATACTCCTATTAGAGTATCTTTTTCTGGTGTCTCTTGCCATATTTCTCTTAGGTAATGAAAGTTAGTGTACCCTGCTTGGAGGGTTCCAATAAATGCCGCTGCTTTAACTCTTTCGTTTAAGTCTTCTTGTGATTCTATATTTGAAACATTTACTTCACATAGGTTACAAAATTGAAATGGTCTTAGTGCAATTTCACAACATGGGTTTGTTCCCCAATCTTTATCGTTGTTTAAATAAATTCCTGGTTCTCCTGCTCCTGATAACTCTACACGTTTCCATAAATCCATAAAAAATACTTTAGTGATTTTATGTCTCATTAAACATGCAGAGTTGTTAGCTCTACCTCTTTGGGGGTTCAATTCCCACCAATTTCCAGATTTACATGAAATCATCTGGTCGTCATCTGCACTAAATAAACTTATTAAGGCTGCACGTCTAATTCCACCAGCTAATACAGCATCTGCGATATAACAAATAATATCATGTACTTCTAGTGTTGATAATTGTTTACCTGTTTCTTTTTGTGCTAGTAGACCTTCTATCTTAACCAAGCATTCTTTTAATGGTTGGGGTCCTGGTGCTTTACCTCCAGATGTGATTAAACTAGCTCCTTTTGCTCTAATATCTGTGTAGTCAAATTTTATCGTTGACCCTCCACCGTTCATATATGATTTCATTAAGACTTTTATGGAATCCGCCCAACCTTCAATTGAGTCTCCAATTAAAAATCTTTTTGTTCTCTTTGTGTACGGTTTTTGAATAACTGGTAACTTTTCGACATGATGTTTTTGAACTGAGTACCCCACACCTGTTCCACCTAATAATAAAAACATTGTTTCGTTAAATGAATCTATAGAATCTATCGGTAAGTATGCACAATTATAAACCCTATTTGGACTAATTTCGATTGGTTTTCCTGCAAATTGCATTGACCTCATAGATGGTAGTATTTTTTTATCCGTAACCATTTTATACTTTTCTTCTATCTCGTCTTTAAGGTTTGGGTATTTTTTTATGTGCATTTGCTTGTTTCGTGTAACTAATTCCTCCCAAGTCTCTCTCCTATTTAATTCTGGTATATATTTTGCGTACTTCATGTAAACTGTAATGTCGGACAAAATTTTATTAGATACTTCCATATTTTTAATTTTTTAAGTTTATTTAAAATTATTTTACTAATTTATTATTAATTTGTTGTTTGATTTCTTCTTTCTATAGCTGCTCTTACTCTTTCAGCATTTCTCACTTCTCTATTGTTTTCTAGGTCTAAAAGGGTTTTTGATTGTTCTGTATCTATTTCTAGGTATTCGTTATCAAACTTACAGTTTTCAAAAACTATACCATCTTGACCAATTCTTGATTTGGTGATGGCTATGGTAGCTAGTCCCAATTCTTTTTGTTGTAGACTTTTGGCGATAGATATTATCACGTGACCTACTTGTGCTTTTTTTATCGACCCACCCATCATATCTGTTGTTACAACATCAGAACTAATAGAAGTTCTATTTCCTTGTGCCGCTGTCCATCCAACCACGTCAAGTTCAGTACACATACTTTCAAATCTTCTCATAACAGAACCTTCACCTTTCCATTCGTCATTGAATACTCTGTCTGGTAAAAGGCAATCAATATAATCTATAAGTATTATATCTATTTTATTACCTTCCGCTATTAATTTCCTAACTCGAATTTTAATTTGATTCATGTTCATTGTGTCAGATGGAAGTTTCTCGAGTAATAACTTACCTCTTCCTTTATACTTTTCTAATTTTTCTAACACTTCTGGTTTTCTAGACGCTTGTTCTTTTGATGAAATTCCAGTCCAACAAGTTATATGTTTTCGTTGAATTATTTTTGGGTTATCCTCAAAGAATATTTGTAAGACATTGTATCCCAAATTGTAAGCTGTATTAGCAACTTTAGTTAGTACGGTACTTTTTCCCACTCCAGTTGGTGCTAAAAATACTCCAATTTCACCTCTTGCAAGACCACCATCTAATAGGTTGTCGATACCTGTAATACCAGTAGGTATTGGTTCTCTAAAGTCGTCTCTTAACACATCTTCTAACCCACTAAACACGTCTAAGATTGTATGGTCCATCTCACCAACCTGTATAGCTTCTCTAATGTAAGACTCACATTTATCATAAGATTCAAAATCACCATCTTCTAAAATCTTATTGACTTTAGTTATAGCTTTTTTTAATTCTTGTTGTTTACAAAACTTTAAAGATTTCTCTTGAACCCATAAATGGTCTTCAAAGGGACAAGCCTTAACCTCTGCTAACATATCGAACACATTCTGCCTTGCCATATCAGAAGTCACTTCTATTCTACTTATTTGGTCTAAAGCGTCAAATGATGGGGGTAACTCATACTTGTCATGATATTCCTTTATCATTTGCATAATAAGTTTAAAGTATTGGTTGTCAAAATACCTAGCCTCCATCACATCAATGATAGCAGACGCGAACTTCTTATCGATAATTAATTGATTTAGAAGTTTTATTTGAAAGTTATACCCTAGGTATCCAAAGCTGTTTTTTCCACTCATATTATAAAATTTTTACTTATTAATAAATATAGTTAACTTCATCTTAACTCTTCGATTGATGTTGTTTTCCTTAGTGACAATGTGTCACTTAGTTCGGATAAAATAGACGGTATCATTGGTCTGATATCAACTGTGTACCTTACCCTTGTTGGGTATATGTTAGAGGGTAAAATACCCGCTATTAGGTTGATTCCATTTTCTTTAATCTCAATCTCAAACACTTCATTTTCCGACCCTTCTAAGTCTTGTTGCGACAAATTGAGATAATTAGTGTGCTGATTATATTGTTCATACAAATACTCACAGCTTCTTTGTTTTAAGTATTCTTTAAGTGTCGACCTTATGTCGGACATATTTTCATAAAGTTCTACCGATTCTAATGCTTTAGAATTGTAATTCTTAACATTAAAATACCTCTGGCAAATTATGTTTCCTTTTATCTTTAATAAGAACTCAAATTTTGACATTTGTTTTCTATCTATCTTATATTCCATTTCTTTTGTTTTTAAAATTATACGTTTCTTTTTTTATTAATTCAATAAACGGTTCGAAAAAATCTAACCAGTCATTATCCTTCTTTGGTAAAAATTTACTTAATCCATCTCTTAATGTCATTTCAATAACATTTTCTATTTTTCTATCTGTTGGGTCTAGTGGTAGGTGGGAAATTGATTTTATCTCTTCCCTAGCTTCGTCTGTTAGGAAGGGTATTGTTAAGTCCACCAGTCTCCTGTTAGTGTCATAAAATTCGGTACCTCTTTCCCCGCTTTTTGTAACACCTTCCAAGATATTACTGATAGCTTTTTTATTTTTATTGTTAGACTCTTTTTTAAGTTGTTTTGTCTTTTCCAATATAAATTCTAAACTTACCTCTTTTTCAGTCAATTCTGGAAATAAACTAAATAACGTTTTTTCCCCTAAATAACTTATCCCTTCTATGTTGTCACTTTTATCGCCGGTTAATACTTTAAGTAATACAATGTTTGTTACCGGAATTTCTTGTTGTCCAATCTTAACCATACTACGATGGTCAACATATTCTTTCTTTCTAGGTAGGTATTGTCTTACTTTTTTATTTATAAGTTGTATTAAATCTTTATCTGAACTTAGAATTGTTTTTTCTTCTTGTGGTGTAATTTGACAGTAGTACGCTATTCCGTCATCAGCCTCACAGTACTTGAATTGACATTGTCTTATAAATAATTCTTCTAGGTATTCGGATATTCGATTCTTTTGTTCCATCATCGATTGGAACTTTTCATTGTCCATCCTTTTCTTCCTATTTTCTTTGTAAGCTGGATATATTTCTTTCCTAAAGTGGTTACCTTTTGGGCCATCCCAAAAAACAACAACTTTATCATAGTTTTTAAGTAGTAAGTGTTTCTGTAATGTGGTTATGAAATGATATACAGCACCTAAATGTTTATCTTTGTTGTAAACATTCTTTACACCGTGAAAACCAATTTGTAATATACAATTGCCATCAACAACTAAAGTCTTCTTCATTTATCATATTTATAGGGTTAAAAATTCGTTTTAAAATAATTCTCCAGTATCTTCTACAGCTAAATTATAGTCCCCTTCAGAACCTATAAGTTTACCCCAATACTCAGAGTTTTCTGTTTTGTAATCTAATACTGATTTCTTCTCTTCTGTTTGGTCTTTTCCTTTTAAAAACCCGTGTGGTGTTACTAATATTTTTCCATCTTCATAACCTAAACCATTAACATGATTCTTTAAGATAGATATTTTAGTTCTTGTAGCAAATTTAACTTTTCTCTTATCTTTAGTTGCTGTTATTTTACTTACTCCAGCATTTTTTTGATTTCCATATAGAAAAACTAATGTAGAGTTTAACCATAGTGATTCACCTCCTTTTGCTTTAATTTTAGGTTGACTAAAAGGATTGTCAGCTAACTCCACCCATGGTTGGTTAACAACCACTAGAGTGTTAGTGCGGTTAGCGGTATCTTTTCTACTTCCTGAAATTCTTTGATTTATTCCCATACCAATTTTATCAGCTAAAGCCGCCGCGTTATGCATTTTTCCACCTTTACCTTCAAAAGTCATTTTACACGGTACCGAACCAACTGAATCCCACATAAATAACAAATCGTATTCTATCTCACCTTTTTCTTGTGCGTCTAGTAACTCATTAATGTAGTCTGTAATTTGTTCTATGTATTGGAAGTCGTTATTGAAAAGGAAGAATCCGTCCCATTCTACCTCACCTGTTTTTGTATCCACAGTACCTTCGCAATCTAACCCCATCAATTTAGCGCGGTCAAAATCCCATTTTTGTTCAGTAATCATGAATACCGGTAAAATACCTTTTCTTTGTGCGTCTACAGCTGTTTTTACTAAAGCTGTAGTTTTACCTGTATCTGAATGACCTAAAAACATATTAATATGTCCCATAGCTGGTCCTGGAATTCCAGAGGCGTCTAGGAAAGCCTCACCTAAATCAAAAAATCTATCTTGTTTAAATGATGCT